TTCAATAGTTATTTCTGTGCCGATATTTCGACCGAAAAAAATAGTATCACCTACTTTTACAGGCATTGGTGTTAGGATAAAGGTGCCGTCCTCTATAATATACCGTCCCTCACCTACCGCTATAACCGTTCCTGATTTTGGGCGTTCGGTCGCTTTTGCATGTTCGTAGAACCCGGTACTGTCTGTCGGTACTGGATGCGCTTCGATAAGGACTCTATCCTCTATGGGGGTTATTTTGCTCATATCTTCTTATTAATTAACCATTCATAAATCAAGTCGGCTTCTTTTAATAAGTTTACCGCATCACCTGCATTATTAAGTTCTTTTGCCATCTTAAGTGCAACAACCCTTGATTGTTCCTGATAGTTTTTAGTAGCAGCGTCAAGTACGTCTTGTAAGTTTTCCATAATCTTAATTTGTTTTCTTATTATATAATACCGCCTCCGTTGTCAACAGCATCGCCGCAATTGAAGCCGCGTTTTCCAATGCCACCCGCGTAACTTTGGTCGGGTCAATAACGCCTGCTTTAATCAGGTGTTCGTATTCACCACTACGGGCATTGTAACCGAAATCAGCTTTGCCTGCTTTCACCGCATTAACCACTACCGAACCCTCTACGCCTGCATTTTCACATATCTGTCGCAAAGGTTCTTCTATTGCCCGGCGAATAATGGCTATACCCGTGTTCTCGTCCTCGTTATCGCCTTTTAAGCCAGTCAATGAGTCAATAGCCCGTATCAGTGCAATACCACCACCAGCAACTATCCCTTCTTCTATGGCTGCTCTGGTGGCGTGTAGCGAGTCATCGACTCGGTCTTTCTTCTCTTTCATTTCCACCTCGGTAGCCGCACCTACAAAAATAACTGCTACGCCACCCGATAACTTGGCGACACGTTCCTTCATCAAGATTTTTTCCTGTTCGCCTATCTTGTCATTTTCGAGTTCAGATTTTATCTGCGCCAATCGGTTTTGTATCTTTAATGTTCCGCCGCCGCCGCCAACTATGGTTGATATACTGCGGTTGATAATAACTTTAGATGCCGTTCCCAAGTGTTCAACTTCTGCGGTTGATAGTGTCAGCCCATTTTCATCTGATATTACCGTAGCGCCTGTCAATATGGCAATGTCCTGTAATATATCGCGCCTGTTATCACCAAATCCGGGTACTTTAATAGCGGATGCGTTTAACGCGCCGTTCCTGTTATTCACAATGATTGATGCCAACGCCTCTCCGTCCACATCTTCTGCGATGATTAACAATGGTTTGCCTGTAGTTACTTGTTTTTGAAAAAAAGGTATCAGTTCCCGCATGACCGATATTTTTTTATTGTAAAGCAATATTTGACAGTCGTGTAATACTACTTCCATTTTGTCGGGGTCATTGACAAAATTCGGGGAAATATATCCACGGCTTAATTGCATCCCATCGACAATCTTTACCGATGTTTCGGTTGATTTTGACTCCTCTATGGTGATAATGCCATCCTTGCCCACACCGACAATAGCTTCAACAATCAATGCGCCAATACTTTCATCGCTATTAGCTGAAATGGTGGCGATTTGTTTTATCTTATCGTTATCCTCGCCCACGGTTTCGGACTGCTCTTTCAGGTTTTTCACAACCGCTATGACAGCCTTTTCAATACCTCGCTTCAAATCCATTGGATTAGCGCCGGAAGCAAGGTTTTTGATACCCTCGCTAATAATGATTTGCGCCAGTACGGTAGCCGTAGTAGTGCCATCCCCGGCAATATCGGCTGTTTTCTGCGCCACGTCTTTGATAAGTTGCGCCCCGATATTCTCCAAGTTATCTTCCAGTTCTACCTGATTTGCTACCGTTACTCCGTCTTTTGTGATAATGGGCAGTCGGTATTCCATTTCGATAACTACGTGGCGGCCTTTCGGGCCAAGTGTAACCTTTACCGAGTCGGCTAAGATGTCAACCCCTTTTTTCAGGGCGTTACGCGCATCAATTTTGTACTTTACTTCTTTTATCATGCTGTTTGTAGTTTAGAAACCATTTCAAGCCGGGTCAGCTTGATATACCTTTTACCCCAATAATCAAACTCATAGTTATTTTTGTCAATACTCACTACTACATCCCCTACCTCAAATAGGCTGTTGTTCGGCGCAAGATGGGTTAGTTTTACGCGCAAGCTATCCTTTTTCGTTCCGGCAATCACAAATCCTGCTTCCACCTCGTCCTTAATGTGTATGGGTTCTCCTAAATAAGTGTCTTTCGCCGGGATAAATGTACCGTCCGGCAAAATTTGGAACAGGATATAGTCGGTTTCAATGATATGCCCTATTTCAGCATATTCCCGCCATTCCCAAGCCATGTAGTGAACAAATAATTTGTCGCCCACCTTATAATCATGGTTAGCAGATGGATGTACTACGGTGCATATCTGCGGGTGTGTTTCGAGGTAGTTCTCGTTCTCGTCAAACCGTGACGGCGCATCGGATTCCTCTGCTTCTGTGTTTAGCCAAAGGTCAGCACGTAAAAGCGGTTTATTGTCAGCACCTTTGCCTATTACCTTGTTATGTGAGTCGTCGAAGATTACGATGATATTGTTTCCGAGCATATTCATAGTGATAACAGGCGCTCCTTTCTCAATTCATTAACTTTGGATAGTAGATAATTTTCGCAAATACATTCCCATGAGTGCTTATTTGCTATCCTTAAATCATCGGCATGAAACTTAATCATGTTTTCATTAAAATTAAATATGCAGGTTTTGTTGAACTCCTCCAATTGCCTATTACCAAAAAATGCCGCACCTGCATACGAAGCCTCTAACCAAGCGATTGGCGACTTACTTCTATTAAACGCCGTATCCCTTAACGGATGGAATACGATTTGGGGATTGAGTTTGTGTATCTTATCAAAGTATTCCATTAACGGCTTTGGGCTTACCGGGATATAATTTCCAACTCCTTCACATTGCATTTGAATACCCATGAACCTATCGCCAAAAAACACAAATGCCCACTTTTTATTCTTTTTGATTAAGCTAACCAATTCTTTTTGGTAGCTATAAACATCGGCTTCATGCGATTGACCCCCGCGCCATAGAGCGACCTTTCCTGCCGGGTTGAATGCCTTTTTTTGCGATATTGGTTGCAAATAGTCATTATGCGCGTTAGGAACAACCGTAATGTTATTATTAAACAGCGAAAACGCCTTTTTCAAGCCCTCTGTCGTTACCCAAACTTCATCGGACAGGCATAGTGCTTCCATAACGTTATTCCTGCTTGCCTGATATTGCGCATACATGGGATTGTACATATCTACCGACAAGCAGTCGTCATCCCAATCAGTTACAATTTTGCATTTAACCTGTTTCGCCAGTTTAATCAGGTTTAAATCATGCTCGCCGGACGGTCGCTCTAAAATAAGTACATCATACTGTTGTAGAGTTGACCATGTTATTTCGCCGCCATAGGGTTTGCGTGTAAACTCTATATCCGGGCTATTGATGTATTTTAGTACAGCCAGTCTATAATAAAAGGTCGGGTCAAAATCGTATTGGTACATATAAAGCACCTGTAATTTACCTGTGTGTTCCTGTTTTGGTGCTACCTGTTCGTATGGATAATATATTTGCGATGAAGCGCACTCTGCTTCAAATATCGGCTGGTTCTGTAAGCTACGTTCTTCTTTTTGTAGCAGCGTTTGCCATTCCTCTTTTATAAAATTATGAGCGTTGCCTTGCAGGTCGTATGAGTAAAAATATTCTTCCCATCCTTCCAGTTTTTTTACTGCCAAGCCTGACTTTACTATCCTGTTATAATAACCCAAATGCTCCCATCCATATTTGCCATAAGTGGTATTCATATAGCCTGCGGTTTCAACTGTTTTTCGGTTTAGGTATAGCATACAGCCCGGTATTTGTTCACCCAAAACGGCGTGGTCAACATCTGTAATCCACGTGTCCCATCCTTCTTTAATCGGGAAACAATCGTCGTCAAACAGAAAAATATCGGTGCATCCTAAATTGAATAATTGCTTAATCAATTTATTTTTATCCCTTGCGATACTAATTTGGTCGGTATTAAACAAGATTATGCCATCCCATTTTGGGAAGTGCTGCATATATTTTTCAGGATTTGTGGTAGTAATGCCGACGCCTATTTTCATTTCACAAAGATTATATTTTCACCGTTTATTAATACCTCTCTCATATCAAATTTATCACAATATCGCCTATAAAGGAACAGTAGCTTTTCGTCACCGTTATGTTCGATACAGAGGCAGCGACAGGCGACTTTGTCGAGGTCGATTTGTTGTAGTACTATCCAATCATTCCCTTCGCAATCCACCGATATAAAATCGAATGTTGGTTCACTTGAACACTTATAAAAATCATCAAATGACATTATAGATGCAGTAGTTTCATTAAATTCCACACCATCCCACCGTTTTGTTTCATCAAAGTTGAGGGTACTCACCAATCCGGTATCTTTACCATTTTTAACATGCGCACCGCTATCCCAAAATTTAACAAATCCTGTTTTTAAACCAATTCCACAATGCGATAACTCAACATTTGGATTTTCTTTATATAATTTATGCAATTCTTTAAAAACGCTTCCCGGCTCAACAAGATTTGCACCCCATCCATTTTCAATCAACAACCTCGAATTACTGAAAGTCGTCCCATCATTCGCCCCAACATCAAGTAATCTGCCCCTGTAATCGCCGAAGTAGTTCAGGACGAATAAGTCTTCTTTAGACTGCGAATATGTGGTTTCCATAAATTTCGTTAAATATATCTTCGGAAATAAAAGGTGTATCGGTATTTTTCCGTAGCACCGCACAAATATTCCACCCATCTGTAATATTACCCATAGCTGCTTCGCCAATAATTTCAAGCATTTCATACTCACATTTTACTGCTAATTCACGGTAGAAACCTAATGTAAAATACTGCTGCCCATGTCCCGGCCAATTACCACTTTCGGGATTTTCGTGTATCATTATTCCGCCAATCTTACAAGCCTCGTGGATATTTTTAAACGGAATATACAGTGAACCGTCAATATGCTCTTTACTGCCGCAGTCATTCACCATATCGAATTGTCCTAATTCAATGGGTTCGCGCAAATCCAGTTGCTCACTCCCCTGACAGCCCAAAATATCTAACGAGCGAACCGTATGCCCATTCTGCTCAAAATACAGGTGCGCTATTTCACCGTAATTTTCGGCGTTATACAAGTTTTGGCAACCTATAATCAGGATACTGTCATTCGGTTTTAAATATCTGTTGATACGTGCTAAACTATCGTGCGTAATCCCCATATTACATGCCTTGCGCCCCCCAGATTATTGTTTCGTTTGCAGGTGTATCAGTCGGAGCCATGTACTGCAACCACTCATCACCTTTTTTATATTTCATGCCCAACTGGTTTGCTATGATACTACCACATGTCATATCGTGCCTATGATTATCCCAACTCCCCTTAAACACCCCTGTTTCCATTGCCGCAGTCCAGCGTTTAAAGAACTCCATCGCAATATCACTTTCGGTATTTAACCCCAAAAATCCAGCGTTGCCATACATCGGCATCTTCATGGCTTCATTACGTGTGATGCCGAAATATTCCAAACAGACATCATTACTCCATGTTCCGCATAAATGCCCCGCTTCCTGCATGATGTAGCCCTCATTGGCGATCACCTCAAAACATGGTTGTACATCATTAATAGCGTAGCAGGAGGAGTCTACCCATAATATTTGAGAATACCCGACCTCAATAGCTTGCAAAAAAGCGTATATCTTAAAGGCGTACGGGTTTTCGCTATGTGGCGGCGCGCCTATACTTTCCTCGCTGATAAAACCCAAGAAGTCGCCGTCGAACTTGCCAACTAATGACTGCTCCAAACGCTCTAATGCCTTTCGGTAGTTCCCTCTATTATTAGCCAAAGATATGATACACTTATTTGTTGACATATTTGTAATGATATATATTCCCCTTAACAATATTCTCCGTTTTCAATAACGGCAGTATACCCATCGAATAAGCATAATCCTCGCCGTGTTCGATTTCAGGGAAACCAACCCGTAAGGCTATTTCCCGGCGCACGGGTGAGATATGGTTTGGTGTTCTCAAATACACTCCATTTTCTTCCCTCCACGACCCATACTGCTTACTGATATGCCACTGTTTCATATCGCGCCCGTCTACCGTCATTATGCCGGATATTCCGATGCAGTCTGCGCCCATGCCTGAAAATATCTTGCTCACGTAATCGGGCGTAACAAGGTCGTCATCATCTACGAATACTACATATTCACCCTTTGCTGACTGTAGCATTCTGTTACGTTTTGCCCCAATATTGCAATCCATGCCATTGTCGGTCAATATCTCCATTTCATCTGTATATTGTAATAGTAACGAATGGTATAATTTGGCAAAAACCCAATGACGGCTCGGCATAGTTGCGATTAAGATTGATAACTTTAGTGCCATTGTATTTGTTGATACTCCATTACGGGCTTTTCAATACCAAAATTATTCAATAAGTGCTTTGCTAATACCACATCGCCCTGTTCGTAAGTTCTGTCGTTCTTTTCGTTGATTTCATCTTTTGGTGATAATCCGGCAGAATAGTGCAGGTGCCTGAATAGTAACGATGACTGCATTACACGCCCCAACATCATTCCTACAGCCGTAAGTTCAACATCCGCCGCCATGTGAAGATACTCCGGGTGATATATATAGCCAAAACGTTCGTAATATTTCCTATCCATCACAGGCATAGTAATCAATGTTTTTTGTATCCCATCCTGCGTTTTAACTAAGAAATCCGACTTTCCGTCCAGTTCTCGTAACAATTCAGTGTCCCATCCTTTAAAACAATCCGTGTCGTCGGAAACGACAATCAGCAAGTTGCCAGTAGCCTCTTTAGCAGCGACATTTATAGCCTCTATAGCGGTCATATTCGGGTTTCGTAAACCGCTTATATACGAGGGGATGGTTGTATCATCCGAATCGAAACTGAAAATATACTCCACCGAGTTATCAGCATTTAATAGCCATTTCGCCTGCGTGTCGAGTGCTTGGCGTAAACGGTGGCGGGTAGGGTGAATGATGGATATTTTCATTGAAATTCTATTTTGTATATGGTAGGCATCGTTATTTTCTTTTACCTTATCATCTACCGTATTAAAGCATGTGGAGTTCGTTGAAAATACTAACATTGTTGAAAAATCGGTTCGCTTAACATCATCAGTCAGGTTTTCGATAGCTCGCTTAAATGCCGCCTCATTGTACCCACCCTCCAACTCAATTACTATCTTCATTTATTAAAATGTGTTAAAGTGTATATCAACTCAATTAAAACGAGCCAAAAAATAATAAATCCCTCGTGTTCGTCACACCAACTGATGAATTTTCCCACGTCCCACCTCCCTTTTATGGCTTATCATGCTCACTTCCCGTATATCTGGGTGCTTATCTACAAAATCGCGTAATATTTGGTGCGGTTCATCACCTTCAACATGCTCCGAGTATTCAGACATATCATTCCAAAGTTTGTAGAATATAGTGTATTTCATAACAACTTCATCCTTTCATGCCCCGCAAACATGCGCAGGCTCTCAAAGTTGGCAGGGGAAACCCATATCATTTTAGCCCACTTGCCCAATGAAGTCATGCGCCTGTCACCCCTGTCGTAGTCTGCCTGGTGAAAAGATTTCCTTACCATAATTTAAAAAAGCTCACACCCCAAATGCGTAAGAGAGCAGCAAGCAGTCAGAAACATTGTACGGGATGTGAGTGTGCTTTTATATACCTGTTTCATTTAGACGTGCTTGCTTGCCCAAACATACAAAAATAACTACCAAAAAACCAAATCTTTTTTTATATACCTTAGACCCGCAGAGATTGATCTGCCTTAATTAAAAACAATCATGGCAACAAATTCAGTTAAACTCACCATTGTCGGCAGCGATTTCGCTTCGCCCACACAGTTCACGGCGCAGTCGCCGTCGTTCTACCGTTACTTCCCAATACCGAACAACCCATTTGTGGAGTTTGGTGATTATGCGGGTGCGTTCAATCCGGTTACGCAACAAACAGCGGCAGGGTTTATCTACGTGCAGTTCCACCAAAACAACCAGTGGGTTACTGGTAAGTATTACACCGTTGAGAACGGCGCAGCTATCGCTACACTGCTTGGCTAAGAACTAAAGGTATCTCTTTCACAGCCGAAAGGGTTGGTATCGGGAGCGTTGTATTCAGCCTTGTCGGCGGTTCAACCTCCCGTATCGCCTTTTCAATAACGGGCGTATTCTCGCCGCGTACCGCCCTGAACGCCTTGACGCAGGTACAGGCTGTCTGCTGATAGGTATCGATTTGCAGGATGTCTAAAATCAGTTTGAAGTCCGCCATATCACCCGCTAAGAACTTCTCAACCGCACGTTTAGTGAACGGGTGTTCAAGTATGCTTTTGGAGTTGGCGGATATGGTCATTTTACCCTCTTGAGATTTGGGTTCTTACGTTTAGCCGCAGGACTTGCCGACCTCGTTTTTGCTGCCAGTATAGCGCCTGCCGCCTTCTTAGAGTAGCCCTCGCTCTCTATCTTACTTTGCACTTTAGCAAACCCCGGATGTGATTTCTTAGCCATCGAATGTTATCCCCTTTGCGAAATTTTGAATTTTACGGGGCCATGCTTCTAACTGACCGCGCTTACTCACAGTTAATGAACCCCATGCTACCTGAGCGTCCGCTGTTACACCCTGTTCAACCAATTCCGGGTAGGCATCCAAATCAGCTTGCTGTACCACGTAGTATTCGTCGGTGTTGATTTCTTCCATACCGTAAAGTTGTGAATTAGGTTTGATATTTCCAAATAATTTTATATGGGGTGTGTGTTTGGGGGTAACCACCCCCTGCGACGACCCCACGTCGACCGAAAGAGATCATGAAATCCAGACCGGGGTGGCTTCGATTTTTATTTTGAAAACCCTTGAGTAATATATGCCGGAAATATTTCGCTTGAGATTGTGGAAAGCTGGGTTTTGTTTTGGTTGCTTGAGTGTGTGTTGGAAGTATGAAGCGCGTTTTAAAACTCCTTGTTATGAGAGAGAATAGAACGATGGAAGCGCGTCATCCCCAACCGATGTGGAAATAAACTACCTGATTATCAGTGAGTTGTGAAATAGTTGAAACATTACTATTGACATTGTAGTATAAAGTAGTATATTTGATTATTATTTAATCAATAAGAATATGAAAACAATTAAAGCAGAACTACCAGCAGCATGGGCAAGCTACCTAATCAATGATGATTGCAGCGGCCTCGAACACAACGAAGCGCATGAGATACACGCTTGCTTAGAAGATATGGAACTCAATAACTGTATTGATGTGTCGGAAGAAACATTTCCGCTTCGTTTTAATGGCTTATTAACAGAGTGCGCAACTTACACGTTTATTGAGCAATAGTATTATGAAATCAAACAAATATCAAGTAATTATCCCCGATGAAGCAACAAGGTTGTGCATCGACAAAGACCTGAAAGAAACAGGCATGAATGAGAGCCAGCTAATCAGGCTCATTATCACTAAGTATTATTTTGAACAAGCTAACAAAAGTAAAGGGAAATGAAAACATTAATCGGAAAACAAGCAAGGGTAACAAGCGATAATGATTGTTACGACTCATTCAGGGATAAGACTCTGACAATTACACACGCATCTAATTCTGGACGTGGATATGATGATAGCTGTTACCCCGAAATGCTTTGCGACTTCGAAGACGAAGAAGGTAATCAAATACCTTGCGCTCTTTATGAGTACGAATTTGAACTAATTTAATATTCACCCTCAAAAATCACAGAAAATGAACATGAGTTATTGCAGGTTTCAAAACACCTTAAATGATTTAAGGGACTGCGAAGAAGCGTTACAGAACGAGGAAAAACTATCCCTCGCTGAAATTAAGGCAGCAAAGCACCTTATAGGGCTTTGTATGGAAATTGCCGACAACTACAATAATATGGAGTTTGAATTGGATGAGGAGGACGACGCATGACCCTCATTCAAGAAATCGCAGCATCCATAGCAGCTATGGGTTTATGCCAACTTCTCCACACCGTAGTTAATAACTGGAAACATATTTGGAACGAATTAAATTTAAGCAAATGAAAACCGTAGAGATAAACCACAAACTAAAAGTATCAGGCCCCGATTTAGACGGGGATATTGAAATACAGATGTTTAATGATGGGCATCAAATAACTGGCACATTCTTAAACAGAGAACAACTTGAATTGCTTATCGAAACTGTCTTAAACGCAGAGGCAGAGCTTACTTTAAGGAGGGAGGGGAAATAATGGCACAAGTATTTAGATTTAAGGATGCGATAATTGATAACTACGGGCAGTCTATGCTTCAATCCGTTTTAGACGACTTAGATATGACACCTAAAGAACTTAATAAATATCACGCTATATCAGTCGTTAATGATTATAGTTTATGTGGTATAGCTTATGGCGAGTATGTAGACCCATCTAAATTTAAGCAAGGTAAAGTAACCTGTCCGGATTGCTTAGATATTATCAATTATGCTAAATCATTAAAAAAAGGAATAGATTTTTAACCCCCAAACAAACAGGAAAGATGAAAGCAGAAATTAACCTAAAAGACGAATTTGATAAAATACTATTCATTACGGTTATAAGGGCAACCGGAGATTATCAGCGCGCGAATTTTAATGGACACGCCCTTGATGCGATGAGGGAAGCGATGAAACAAGCCTATAATCTCGGATGTAAAAAACGCAAACCAATAATTAACCCCCCCCCCCTAACGGGGCATGAAAAAAGAGAAAGAATTATGAAAAATGCAGTAATGTTAACCGAAAAGATATATCTAAAAAAGGAGCATCCATACTCCCGCGTAGAAGTATGCACACTAAACCACCTTGACAACGAAATTATTCAGGGCGAATTAACTCAAGGCGATCTGATCGATTTGCTAAAATGGGTTACAGCTAAATTAGATAACGGTAAATCCAGCTAACAATTTCGTTTCAGTACCACCAACCGCCCCAACAAGGCGGTTTTTTTGTGCCCTAAATTATGCCAAGTATGCCAAATGTCATAAACCGCCCAAACTCACTCCAATTACAGTTTTTATACCGTTTTACTATTTGGTTCAAAAACATCAATAGAACCCGTAGACCGTTTTGGTTTTCGGTTCAAAAAGTGCGTTTACTGACGAATAGAGGGGATTATAACCGCCCAAAACCCCCAATTTTACCATAATTCTCCATAAAAGCGTACTATAGGGGCTTATTAAGAAGTGGGAGTTGGGTGGACGCTATAAACCCCTTTCACCAAAAAACCTATCCGCTTCTATATCTGCTTTCTGTAACCTGGTCAATGAATTGAACGTTAAAACCTGTGTCTCCAACTCCTCATTATTAATATACCGCTTAATCAAATCTATTGCGTTATCTATATCCCAAACAAAGCAGGCATAATAACCATTTTGATTCAATAATTGGCAAAACTCATACTGCTCCGCTATATGGTCACCAGTTCCCCGCTTTGCCGTTCCGTTCTTATTGAATAAATCCTCTTTACAGCCCTTCAGTTCAAAGAATAAACCAAAGTAGTACTTAGATGGCTTAATCATCTGAAAGTCCGGGAACCCGCGTCTAAATGACTGCTTCGCGTAAATCTTCCGCTCTATGTATGACACCTTGTTTTGTGAAGCTCCGTGATCTACTTTGAAAGGGATTAAAGGGTATTGCATCTTAAGGTAAGTGCAGATTGCGGTTTGTAAACTTTGTTCCTGTCTATTCATGTTCTTTTAACCATTGCTTGCTTTTTTCATCCCCTATTGATATTTCACGTTCCAGGATATACTGTTCGATAACGCCCGGAGTATAAACCTTGGGTTTTGCCGTTGACTTTTTATCTCCGATAAATCCGTGTGTTGAACCAACTTTAAATCTCTTTTTAGGCATATAACAATATAACAGCGTATAACAAACCATGTGTTCGATGTAACTAAATGTAAATCAATAAGTTAAACCCAATATAACAATATAACAGCGTTTTCCGGCATTTATATAAATATTACACATGTAATATATATAGTTAAAATTTATTATCTATTAAGCTCCAGTTATATTGTAATAAACTTTTAAAGACACGGGAAATCAGTGTTATATTGTTATATCGCCCCAAAAACAGCGTTCCTGATAGTGTGAGCCGTGTTTTTTATATAACACAACCTTTGTTATATTACTGTTATATTGAAATGTCATGTTTTTGGTATTAAGTTACTGATAAATAATGGATTAAACAAATATCTTATCATAAATTGTGTTCTTTGTATCGCCTGTTTTGGTTAAAATCTTATCATTGCCCTGTGACCATCTATTGAGTAAAACTCGGCAATAATCGCTTTTAATGCCAAATGTTTCCGAAATACTTATCGCTTTTGCCGGGGTGAAACTATCCGGTAATGCACGGTAGTACTCTAATTTATTATCCTGTAATTTATCGACTGGTGTGACCGGAGCTAAAATTTTCATGGATTTATGCATATTGCCTAAAAAGTATTCAGTCAAACGTATCGCGCGCTCAACACTGGTTTTACTAACCCAGAGATTGTAAATATCGCCGTCATGCATGTATTGTATAATCAGCGCGAAGCGAAGGCAATAATCCTGATATTTTGCGATAACCCCTTTAACATTATCCTGTGTAGCGTGATTATATTTCCGGTTTTTATAATTGAACCATTCTGCATACATTAAATTAGCATCAGTAGTTAATTTGTAAGTACGGTTATAGGCGCGTGCATTAAACAATTTTTGGTAGTAATTCTCAAGGTCTGTAATAATAGGCGCAGGTATCTCGTAGTAATTCCAGTCGGGCTTTTTTTGAGGTTCGGGGTAGACGAAAAGGAAACGATGATAGAACCCGTTATGCTCATTGTCTTGCGAACTAAGTGACTCTAATACGCCGGGCTGAATACCACCTATGATAGAACAAAAAGGCTTTTGCACTTTATCCTCGTCACGGCTGATACGCTGCATCAATACAGGTGAGCCGCTCCATAATTCGAGCCATTTTTGCACTTCATCATTTTCGCCGTAACGATTAAAACGTTTTAAAAAACCGGATAATTCGTCAGCAAGGATACAGCACCCGTCCGGGTTGTAAGACAGTATCTTAATAACCATTTCAATCGTACTATCCTTTATTAAAAACTGTTGCAATTTAGGCGGTAAAGGTTCTTTTAGACTGCCACCTTTTTGTTGGTTTTTATAAGCTGCCGTTTGTTCCCGGTATTCTTTTTTTTCCTTCAAAAATTCAGCGTAATAATGAGCGTCACAAGCCTCTAAATTTGAGAACATCGCTTTTAAAGCAGGCGTTTTTGAGGCGCCGGGCGGGGCAACAATAGCCATGTATAGGATAGGCTTTACAAAGTAGTTGCCATTTGCCAGTAATGTAGCTGAATTGCCTATCATCGTGGAAACAACGCCCAATGCAGCCCCGGCTAAATATTCATGCTGTATATGATTTGCGTTAATGAAATTAAGTATCTCGTCCGGGAAAATATCGTAAGGAAACTTTAGCCTTTCGGGTAGGATGATGGATTGATTGGTTATGGGCTGATTTTGCACAACCTCTATACCGATGCTGTCACAAATTAATTTTATTTCCTCTAATGTTGCCGTCCAGTCGCGGTCATTCTTATAGTAAATAATACGGGACGGGCTTAAATTCCATGCCGTATCATCCTTGCTAACCCTGTCCTGAAAATGCGGATACCCGGCAATTGAAGATGTAAAAAGTTGAAGGTTTTTTGTACCGTAATATACTTTAGCAGAATACACAGCTTTTGAACCCCTACGCAAAAAAGCAGTAAATTTATCCTTTGGTTTGTAATGGTAGTTATCTGCGGCGTATAAACCCATGTCGTTTATAAGTTGGGTAAACGCCTCGTCTGTTATATTACGGTCAAACAAAAGGCATTGCGTTTCATATTCTAAAGGGTAGGTAATAAGCAGGTTGGATGTTTGAGTATATTTTTCCTCGTATTTATTAAAGGATATAGCGCAGGACGTGAGTATATCAAATTCATCTGCTGTCAACTCCTCGATGTCTGTAAATGAGTTGTGCGTTATCTCATACCCCGGTGTTGGGGCGCAGTAAGATAACACCCCGCCTGTGTAAATAGCTATACACTCTTCGCCGTTTTCTTCCCGTGCCAACGATGATTTAGAGGTAAGTCCCTTGTATTTGATATATACGTGAAAACCATTGTTTCGCGTTTTTTCAATGCAAACCTTGCTTAGTATGTCATCGTCGATCGATGAGACGGCTTTAACCCATTGCGTATAAAGAGACTTATTAGAGGTATTTTTAAGGTCGAAATCGATCATACCGAAAGGCGGGAATAGCTTTAAACCTATCCCGTTAACCTCTTTTTCCTTATGATTGGCAGGTAAGAAAGTTTGATAATTACTTTCGTTATAGGATTCTGCCGTTATAGTGCTATGTTCGATTACATGGCTCTTTGCTACTCGTTCGGTTGCGCTCCATATTAAGGGGATTGGCTTTAATCCTATTTTAAAAAGGTCAAGGTATACAGATTGGTTCATAATTCAGAAATCCTTTCCTGAATATCTTTTTTAAGTTTGCCTTTAAATATACCTTGCGACAATCCCCAATTCAGGTAGTCAATTTCCTCTTTTGTTGACATGGATTTTATAGCACGACCTTTGTACTTTCCGAAATGAAGTAGCGATGGCTTATTTTCAGACAGGTTAGTTATATAAGTACCGCATTTGCAAGTGGCTTTGTAATGAAGCGATGGTTTAGATATGGTGAAATCATTGATAGAGCCGCAACGCTGGCAGATAACATCTTCGCCGCAGCGTATTGCAAGCGTCATGTTTATTAATTCCTTCTCAAAGTTATCTAAATAGAAATCGCCGCCGCTATAATAAAACGGGGAATATTTATCACCGTTGGTTACAAAAATTCCCTCTGCCGCATACTCTCCCTGATAAACCATGTACGCCCGGTAGGTTAATGCGCCCTCCAGCAAAACGATAGTGTGTTTTTTAGCCTGCTCAATAGCCCGGTTAACTATATCCGGCGGCGCGGGATCATCGCATAATTTGCAATAAGTTTCAATTTCTTTGAGATAGAATAATCCCTTTTCGGGGAAAAATTCCGTGGTGTAGCCAAGTTTAGAGAAAAAATAGGCGTACTGATTCTGAATAGTATTCATAATTAGGGATAAAAAATCCCGGTGCCAAAGGTGAGACAGCAACCGGGAAATTGTGTTTAATTATAAATCCATTGCAAATATACGTGTCTCACTGCGCAAAAATGCAATTCCTAATTCCGTTGTGTAATATAGCAAAAATAGAAAGCAAAAAGCGCGTTTTTTTATCAACATTTGCACACTTTTAGTTTATCCCTGACAGACGACTCACTCCGGCCCAAATACTTGCCCATATTCTTGTAAGTTATTTCCTTTTTATGGGCTAATATGTAATCTAACTCAAGCTGACTCCAAACCCGATAAAACGCAGGTCGCGCGCCGTTCTTTCTAAATCGCTTCTGTTGCCATGCGGTTTTTACCGCTTCCGCTGTTATGATTTCAGCGAGTTTTTCGCATCCGCCGTTAATCTGAATAAGGCACTCAAATTGAAGCAACAATTCACGACCGGATTCAGTCCATTCAAATTTGCTTAAATTCGCTCCCATACCTCCATTAATAAAACCTTGCGCAAATTATCAACGTTGCTGGTAATGTCTGGCTTAATACGGTTAATGTAATGCAGGGTGATTTTTTTACCCTCCAAAAAAGCAATCTCTAATTCACAATGAGTGGACTTTATTCTAAACCTGTCACGGATAGCAAATTCACTCCGCTCAATAGGCTTTTGCTTTAAGGTAATCACAGGGTCAAAAATGGGTTTCTTACTCACTTCGCCAATACAAAGCTGAATAAAAAACCCATTGTTAATAAAGTGTTGAACCATCAAATTATCTTTAGCCCTTTGCAGATCGATTTCAGGAACGGATATATGACGCTCCCTTAAATCGATGGGCCACTCAATTTGTTTACCCGCGTTTATCCAGTACTCATCACCATGTAAGGAGATAGACTTCGTATCCGTTGTCTTGGTTCTTTTCGACTTTGATGCCATTGTTTTGAAGCATTGTGATTGTTTTAGGATCTATTTTAAGCACCCGGTATTCAAATTTAGCATTTTGGGCGCAGTTCATCAGAGCCTTGCGAATCGCCCGGTACTCTATGGTATCGGTGCGCTCGCGAAGGATTGTTGACAGGATTTTTTTCATGGGTCTAAAAGGGCAAATCGTCCTCGTCCCGCAGTTGCTCAACATCAGGCTTTTTAGCCGTTGTTTTCGCGCCGAATACAATTTCCTTTCCGCTTCCTACATACTGTTTCGCATTACCAGCTTCGCGTTCCTCTTTAGTTTGGTTTACGTAAACGGTGTGTGTGTTGCCGTAGTTGTCTGGTGACTTTCTTTCGTCAACAACGAATTTCGCGTAAACCTTTTGGTTTTTCTCGCTTTTCTTGCGAGCTTCTGCGGGTATATCCGACAGGCATAAATCGATAATAATCATATAAGTGAATTTGTTATTAAGTTAAAAATTTCAGTTGATTTATCCAATTTTGATTTTAGTAGCTTTAGTTCGGGTTCGTAATCAGAGGCATTTAACCGCTTTAAAATGAACTGTAATTTACCGGGGTATAAAGGATGGTAAGAAACGAAATCAATCCACCTGCGCCCCGTGATAAGCAAATAGCCCATGCATTGCCAAAAGTACTCGGGCTTATCACGTAAATCCTCTAATTTATGCTCCAAATGCGATGTTATGGTAAACGGGCACTTGATTTCCAAGATACCCTCATCACCCACTAACCTATCAGGCGATCCGCCTGAATTTTCGCCGTATTCTATGTAATCGCTATCCGTGGATTTACAGCCCTTGACCTCATCGTAAATAGCTACTGCAATAGGCTCATTTTGGATACCCCAATCCGTGAATTTAGATGTGAAGTCCTCCTTTGCTTTTGTCCCGGTTAGCCTTTCTGCAACACACTCGTATACATATGTAATTGCACCATCGGATAAATTGCCTTTTTCTTTATCCTCTTTTTTACGCGGCTCTGTCATTAGCCTTGAAAATTGGCTGCATGAGAACCTGCCCAATCGCTGCGCCATCCATTCCGGCGTACGCTGCAATTCGTTTGGTGTTCCTGTGATCGTTTCCATTATTCAGTAGATGCTAAAGACTGTTTGATTTCGTCAAGCGGAACTTCTTTAGAATACGCTGGCATAAACTCCACTTCTTCGTTACCACCTCCAAATAGTTTTCCTAATTTTGACGCTGCGTTTTTAAGTGCAAGGCTTTCGGCAGCCGGGGCGTTCTTTTGGATAGCGTCAGATATAATGTTATTAAAGTCTGTAGGTGCTGAACCTTTGTTTAATTGTATAGGCCATGCGCCGATACCCGCCAATTTACGCTGCCTTCCGGTTACCGGGTTAATGATGTACAAATTTCCTGTTACGCATATAGAATTAGCGATGACCTGAACAGATTGAATTTCCCAATCATAATCCTGAAATATGGTTATCAGGTTGTTCTTTACCCTGTCAATAGGCAGGTAATCGTTTCCTTTGTGATTCTTGTACCAATTCTTAGGTGGCTGTGTGTTTAACAGCGTGTTTAGGCTATCAACCTGTATGGCTAATCCTAAATCTCTTGTAAGTGTTGTGATTTGCACCTTCGGGGCTGATTTCGTTAGCCCGGTGCTTTTTTGTTTTTCCATTTTTTCCTATTTATTTAATCTTATCATTCTGCCGGGTATCGTAGCGCATCAGGCTCGTGTACCACTTAATCCCCTTCACCCTAAAGTCAATCAACTCCACTTCAAAGGTTGGAGGGACGAGTGGCATCTGCTTGCTATCCGGCAGGATGCGGGTGGTTTTGGGGTCGGGTTTGATTAGTTTGAGGGTGTTTTTCATATCAGTTTAGTTATTAAATCATCAATTGTGTAATTAAAAGCACGGCTGACCTTATAAACAGACAGGATACTCAAGGTTCTACCCTCTGCGATCGCACCCACCATTGAATAAGAAATACCAGTTTTGGTTGCGAAATCCTGCTTATGCATATTCCCTTTTCTCATTATTTTTTTAACGTTGTTTGAAAAGAAATATATAAAGTTTTCGGTTTCCATAATTCTATTTAGTTTTCCAATGATTTTGTGCGTACTGTGCAAACCTGCCGAAGTTTTCATTTATAACCAATAGTTTCTCTTTCCACGGCGCATCATTATCGCCGCCGTACTGGTTCAAAAATGAATTTATAATTATCGTTTGCATATCGTTATTGCCTTTGTAAATATCATTCAGGTGCAGGTAGTTTTTTAACTTCCATTCCAACTTGCTTGCGCCCGGTAGCATCAGGCGGTCTTTCGACTTGTTTTTTCTGCTCATAATTCTTTCCCCCTTCCTTCCGGGGTGGTTAGAGGGTTAATAATCGTCGTCGTATTGTTCCCGGTATTGGTCTTCCATTCTCCTATCGTCTGTATCATGACACCTGGAGCTATCACACAGGTAGCCACGCGGACTTGAGCATGTAGCCGTTGAACCGCATATATAACAATATGAAGGATTGTCTTGTTCATTAACGCACCATTTACAGTATCCATTTCTTGCCGGGCTATCTGTGTAAAAATTATGACCACATCCGGGGCATCTTGAATTGTTCATCTTATTCAGCCTTTAAAGTGTTAATTTTTTCAAACCTCATCATCGCATTATACAGCCTTGTTGCTATCTTCTGATAGCGCAGATATTCCTCTGCTATCCCCAAGTCAAAATACAGGTCACGCGCCCATTCAGCGTCAGACCACATCTTGCGGATGGATTTGTAGCTAAGTTTTTTACACTTTTTCATATCATTTCAAATTGAGGGGTTACAGGTGAAACGGGCTTACACTTTTTGGTATAAGCAAATATGGCTAAAGTAGATTCGCTTACCACGATAGCTTGCGCCCGTTCATGGTAGTTGCTATACTTTATAGGCGATTGTGCCATAGCTTCAATTTCGTCCAGTTCACAATCGAACAGGCTGAATGTAAGGCTTGATATTTCCGGGTTCTCTTTAACTAAGTTATGCGTTAAAGCGCGGATGTCTGATATTCTGTCTTGTAGGTTCATAATTTATTTTCTATTTGTGATTTTTGAATTAAATAATCAGTTTCCAGTTCTAATATGATTTTGGCATTGTTGTCCAGTTCTTGCTCCATACCTTTCAGGACTTTCTTTTGGGTCAGACCGCAGCGCAGACAGCGACGGTATTTGAAGCCATCAATAAAGGCGTGGCCGAAGAGGAGGCAGCGAAGATTCATAGGTCAAGTGCTTTAAATACATCTGTAATGGCTTGATCGTATCCATCGCCAAAAATTGTCAAATTCTCATTACTCACACTAACCAAATTTATCAATTCACGTATTTGTTCCTCTGCGATATCGGCTGAAATATAACCCATTTCAAACCCGGATAATATCTTACTTAAGCTCATTTCTTCACCAACTCCTTTCCTCTTTCCAAACTCATCCTCAACGCCTTAATCTTTTCAGGTGTTATTTTGTTACGTTTTACCATGCTTTCGTGAGCGGTGGCTGACATTGGTTCTGTTTTCATTGTTTTAAGTTTATGAAGGGTGAGGGGGCTAAAATCCGCAAATCAGTTCATCGGCAAGGTCACAAACAAATTCTGCTGATAGTTTGTAAAGGTCGTCTTTGTCGATGCTGTCATCATTTCGCCAGCCGCCGCTTTCCATTACAAGTGTCCTTTCACTAAAGTGAAGCTCTCCATCTTTAAAATGCGTTAGCACTATTTTTTGAGCCGCGCTTTTTAGTTCTTCAAGTTGTTCAGTAAATACTTTCATCTTTCCTTTTCATTTATGCCGTTGGGCGGTTTGTACGGAACAAAGTAAAGTAATGTTTGGGACTTATGAAAATTTATTTCAAACAAGTTATTAACACAGTTTAATACAAAATGTTAATAAGTTTATTTTGTGATATAATATGTTTGTTGTATGTTTGTATTGTTATCGGGGGATTCACCAGCATTATAAGTCCGGACAACGGCTGGTGGCGTGTCAATACAGCGACTTAGCGGTTTCTGTGACAATAAGGAAGAGCGGGTTCGATTCCCGTTCCCCCGACATTAATATAATGAGATATGAACAAAATAGAACCAGTAGAAGTAAAACCGAGTATTGCGGATGTTATTTCGGAAACACCTATTAATGGTACAATTCAAATACATGCTGACCGGATAGCTTCTTTTAAATCAACACTTAACCGCCTTAATAGCAATCAGGGCGTTGATAGTAAATTGTTATTTTCATATACAGGAGTCAAAAACGACTACTGTACAGCAACACGCATAGCATGAAAACCTTCGCCCCTCCCACCATCCCCGGCATCATCATCCGCCTGTGGCAGTTTTGGCTGTTCGTATTGATCGTCCTGTCCTTTACGGGATGGGGGATATGGGCTGTAATGAAACCAGTGAGGCATGGCGACAACGTGGAGTTGTTGCAGGGTGGGGATATAGTAAGGAGTTTAAAAACCAAATGATATGAAAAGAAACCAAACCGAGATTGACAGCATGGTACAAAAGCTATCCGATCTAAAAAAGACGCTCCCACAATATTCATTTTTTGGAGATAATAATTGGGAAGCCATTGACGAACAAATGCACGTCATAAAAAATGACATTGACCAAGATGAGATATATGAGGGAAATCACGACGATAATGTAGAAAACGCAGCTATCTCGGCGTACCAATGGCTCAATGGCGAAATAGAGGAGGACGAATTTATATGAGATTAAAAATAAAAGTCACCAAAGAAGTACTTAGGAAAAGTGCCTATTGTACTGGTAGGGCATGGGAAAACTGCGCCATATCAGTAGCTATATGTGATGTATTCCCGATTGCAGATGTAATGAACGAGGAAATCCGTATTGGGGGATTGCCTTACATATCCCTACCGCAAAAAGCGCGTGATTTTATACTTGAGTTTGATAAAACTATATTACTCACCAAGCCTGCGCCAAATAATGCCCGAACTGGAATTTGAAATCGACCTGCCGCAAGAGGTTATCGACGCTATCAACATCGATGATATTGTAAGGTCTGAAACTTTGGAGGTGGTGTAGTAAAATTTAAAAGAAATGAACGTGAGCTTATCAATAGAATTTACCGAACATATTTGCATTAGTTGTGGATGTGTGTTTTATGTACCCGATACCTTTGACACACAACGCAGGCGGGACAAGAAGTCGTTCTTTTGTTACAATGGACATTCGCAGGCTTATGTAAAGTCAGCAGAGGAGGAAGTTCGAGAGGAGATGCAACGTAAACTTGCGGAAAGGGACAGGGTTATTCAATCGAACGCAGAGTATAGCACAAGGCTTTCACGGGAATTAAACGAATTAAAAAAGAAGTGCAAACCCGTTGATGAAAAGCCAAAACCACATGGCAATACAGGTAAACGGAAAGCAAGGAGGGTATCCGCATGAAATCTTTAACCCTCTTAACCGCCCTCCTACTAACCTCTTTGGTGGGGTTGGGGCAGACGAAAAAGGATACCCGTATGTTTAAGATAGAACACGGAACCCCACCTGAAATTGAATGGCAATTATTCACAAATGAATCGCATATATGCCAATTAGTGGTTTCGATTGGTAATGATATGGTTTGCGTTAATTATAAAAATGGCAAACTGATTTGTGATACTCCGTTTACCGTTGTTAAGCACCAACACGCTATTATTATTTATAAACGAGATAAAAAGATTGGGGCTTTTACTTACTTTAAAAAACCATTTGAATTAACGGATTTACACTTAAATTAGAATGAAAGCACTCTACATAACCATCGCACTTGCCTTAGTAGCTTCGGCAGGAGTGGCGCAAACGAAGATCGGCAACATCACTATTTCGGATAGTTTGGCACAACGGTACTTCCTATACCTATATCAGCATCCCGATACGGTTAGTGAAAAAAGCGAAGATGATTACCGAACCATACATTGGAACGCAGACCATACTTCGGGATATGCCGACCCTGAAACTTTTGAACAAGGACAGCAGATAAAAAACATGGTAAATGAATTTAACGGGAATTTGCATCATGCCGCTATTGGTAAGGCGTATAAATCGGTTCATTACAAGGCGCATATTGATACGGAATGGAAAGATATGTGGTTTGGAACTGGCGGGAGCGGGCATTCAAAAGATTATACCAAAATAGTTAATGTTCCCGATACGACCGAGCAGGAATTTATAGGCTTTCTTGTGCCGCGTAAACCTACCGAACAGGATTTTATAAAATGGATGGCAAAACATAGCAAATGAAACTTATAACCCGCCAACGCCGCATCATATCCCACCACCGCACAATGATGGTTTTGGAGGGGATTAAAGAGTATTTTAGTAAATTGAAGATATGAAAGAATTTGAGTTAAAATTAGGTGCAACAACCTATAAATGTTCGTCGAACGTTTCCGATGTAAATCATCAAAATTGGAATATATCCGGCAAATTCCATGACCTTAATTTGAATATGTCCATACCGATAGAATCTAAGGTTAGCTTAGATAAAGTGTTGGTATTTGTTTCATCGTTAGACGAAGCACTTAAAAAGGTTCAGCATGAAAAGGCTAAAGAATTAACTTTTCTCAATCAATTAACATAATTAACTAACTTTAACAACATAAAAACAACAAAAACATCATGTCATTTATCTCAAACATCTTAGGCGGTATCGGAAAACTCTTAGAGAGCATCTTCCCATTTTTATTCAGCGCATTAAAAGAGGCGTGGAACAATTTAAGCACTACGCAGCAGCAAGCCCTTATCAATTCAGGCACTATCGGGCAATACCTTAAAAACAATCTTACCATTTTGGGTACGGATTTGGTTAACCTGATAGCGAAAGACACAGGACTTGACCCATCGGTCGTTACAAATACTTTAATAGGGCTTGCAGGCACTTTCGGGCTAACTACCACGGATATTAACGCGGCGGTTACTTTCTTGCAAGGAAAGCTCCAAAATGCGTCGTCGGATGCGGAGTGGAACGGTATATTAAACATCATACTAAACGCCGGGGCAACGCTATTATCGGGCGGTACATTGAATTATGTTCATATCGCATTAGGTTTGGGCGAATGGGTTTACCAAACGTTTATAGCCCCTAAGACTGCCGCTATTGTGGCTGCGAGTGCGACGTTTATACCTACCCCACCAATAGGTTCAGCTGTGTCCGGGGGTACACAAACCGCAACCGTCCCGAACCCGTAGTACATTGGTGGGAGTTTTGGAAGTGGTGAAAAAGATATAAGAAGTTAAAACCGACAAGGAACCACGGAAGCAACGTCAACGGGACTGTTTGCGGCACAAGTCACGAGTTGGCTTTAGGAACGCCGTCCAGTGATTGGCAGTCACTTCTTTACTTTAAAGGGCGCGACACCTGCCTACGACGAGGCAATTTAGATTCAAACTGTTAGGCGAGGGGTGACAGCCTCGCCTTAAATTGGACAATAACCTTTAAACGGACAGGAACTGCGCTTGAATACCATGTTATGCAGGAGGTCGCGGTTTGCGCATAGTCCCGGCGATACGGGCTTATTTTAATGATTAAAATATTACTATGGAAGAATATGGTTTAATAAGTGTGGAAGATGCAATTGATGATGGATTGAGCCTCGTTTCTAACATCAGTGTCTATAATATCCACGGCAAAAGACTTGGACATATATCAGCAGTACAGTTTGGTGCATCCGAAGGAATGTCCTATGTTGATATTAATGGCTCACCCGAGATTTTTGGCAATACCAATATTTATATAAAGCCATGTAAAACATGCGGTGAGCCGCTTAACATGGATGACCTTTGCCCAATCTGTGATAATTATTTATATGACCACCAATAAATCTTAAAACCATGACAAAACTTGAAGCAGTAAAAATATTTGAAGAAAACGGTATCGAATGGACAATAGACAAAGGCCGCAGACTTCTTGCGCTTTGTAAAATGACAACACGAAGCGGTGACGATTGTAGTGAATGGATTGAAAAATCCGAAATGCTTGAATTGATACAAAATAACATAGTAAGATGTCCGGTATGAAAACGCTTGAAGAGTTAATATCGGAGCTTGAGAAAGAACATCGGAGAGTTGTCGATAAATCAATATCTGTATTTTACCAAGACGAGTCCAAATATTGGAGCGGAGTTTCCGATGGGATTAAATATGTATTGGACGAAATAAAGGCGAATGAAAAAACCACCGTTAGTATGAATTGGAAAGACCACGTAGACGGGATTGGAGGATAGACATGAAAAACGAATACTATTATTACGAGGATGGGCAAGTAAAAGTTAGCCAAACACCAATATCTGTAACCATTACCATCAATAAGAAAAAATATAAATGGTTCTTTTGGTCGCCTTTTAATGAATGCTGGATGGATAACGGAGAGGGTGTATCTAATTGGATTAAACAGGGATTTACAGTAAGAAGATTTAGAATGTAATTCTTATCACAATGAAGTATTTAAAATCAATATTAGTCGGGTTACTCATAGGTATAACGGCACCGCTATGGATTTTGGGCGTTATGGTACTATGTGTTTTGGTCAGCTTTTTCGATGAAGAAATTAAGGAGTCGGAGTCGAGTCTGTGGTAGGGATGATTAAGAAAGTGAGATGAAAAGATTCCTTACCCAATTATTCTGTAAACACAAATGGACTATGGTTCACAGTCAAAAATATAGCATCTTTTCAAATGATGGCAAAGAGTTTAAGGGTCGTGTCCGACTCACTATTTATGACTGTCATAAATGCCTGAAAGAAAAGTTAGTTCCGACAGAACGAGAGGACAGAGATGGGAAAGTTATTTATTAACCCGTAACAGTCGGCTCTCCGGTCGGGGGTGGATTAACAATAGTAGTCGGGTTGTTTCCGGGTTGACTTACGGTGGTATCTGGTTTCTTAACGCTCGGATTACCCCCAAGCAGATAACCAATAGCCCCGGTGATTAAAGTACCTGTCAGGAAGCCCAAAGCAACGTTAGCGGTCTGTTGGTTAGATTGTGGTATCGGAACGAATATGATTGCAGTTAACAGCAAAAGACCCGAAAGAGTGCTGAAAACACAGAACCAGTAGATGAGTAAAAATTTGCGATCTTCCATATTAATGTCCGTGAATATTCGTTCTTGTATTAGCACAACAAGTTTGAGTAACTACCTGCTTTTCTCCATTTCTAAAGGTATGCTCATATTCGGTTACTTCGTTAATGTTTTGCATGTATTTACGCAATACTTTTGTATCAACAATCGGATTAGGATTTAATGCCGATGTATGAACTCTTTTGCCGTTAATGTAAACAAATCCCATCAGCTTACAAATAAATTATACTCATCCAATCTCCTTTGATGCAGGTCGGAGTTAACAACCCCATTCACGTGCGACCACATCAAAAAAGCGTTCTTTAAATCATCGCCAAAATCATTCTGATTAACCAATTTCAGTACCGTAGAGCCTTTAAAACCGCCAGTACCTATATTGTACACGAAAGAGAACAAGGCGTTAAACTGGTTCTGATTTAAAATGGGTACAGTCCAGTAATGTACAGCGTTGGCGTATTGCGGTGAAGTGGCACTTAAAAGCTGTTGCGCCTGTTCCTGCGTAATATCCGGGTCGCCCATCTTTACAGGTGTCCCGTCCGCGTAGAACGTCGATCCATATCCAATTGTCCAAACGCCGGCAATATCTTGATACGGATGCAGTACACACCCCTCATGTTGGGCTAAGAAGTCAAATCCGGCTTGATCTAATTGGGTTATCATAAATAATACCTCACCTCAAATATAATCAATAATACACAAACCACAAACATGACCCAAAGCCATTTGGTTTTCGGGATGTATCTGCCGGGGCGTAGACACTTGTCCTGAACTATTTCGTTTAAGGTTCTCATGCGTACATTAATATATCTTCAAATTTATGCAATTGTCTTTGATAGGACTTAAAGCTATTGCATCCATTAAAAACAATATCATCTAATTCAGAAAATCTGTTAATATGGTCTGTCATTTGGGATTTCATCTCATTGTGAAAATAGTCGCGTATAAACTTTTTACGAAAATGCCGCTTTAAAGCCCCTTTTTGTAAACAAACAGGATTATCATATTTAATTCCGTAAGCCGCCCTTGTTGTGTTTGGAATCTTCATCTATTCCTGTTCAAAACAACCAACCCCGTCAATATAACGGTCAAAAACACGGCTATGATAAGTCCTGCGTCGGGTTGCATGTATTAAAGGTATGTTATATTTGGGGGATTTGCAAGAGGCTATTTTTGTTCTGTGGGTGGAGTGGGTAATATTTTGGCACCATTGCAAACATCGCAAACAATAGTCATTGGAGCCGTGGTTGTATATGGCTTGATATTTGGCAAATAGCCCTCGCCGTTGCATTTGGGGCATAGTTGCCATTTTTGTTCGCCGTTCTCTTGCTGCCAATTGGCACCCATACAGATTAAGTCAGCGTAAACGTTTAGCATGTGCCAATGAGATTCTATATTTTTCTCATCGTCTATGTCTGGATAGCCAAGACATTCTAATGCCCAATCAATAGCGTATTTTCGCAACTCGGGGGTGGCGGTTTTAATCATGTGTGTATTGAATTTTTCCTCTGCCACTTGTGTAAGTTTATCTGTCATGGTTAAAAAATTAATCCGCTTTTTTCGTAATCGTCAATTCTTTTTTGGTGCTTAATGTAAGGCATAAAATTGTTGTGAATTGAACCAAATGTATGTTTCATAACATCATTTAGTCCTTGTTTTATTTCAGCCCAATCCTCTTTACTCATCATAGTTTGAATACTATCGTAGGCATAAATATCATCAGCGACACGGGCTAATAATTTGTCGAGCCTTAATTCTTCTTCGGTCATGGTTATTTTAGTTTTTACCCTTAAAGTAAAATAGGGTGGTTTGTTATTTTAGGTTTTGTGTTTGTCATAGTGTTGCTTTTTTAAGTGCTTGTTCGGCTTGTTCACGTGCTGCTATAAATTCTTCATCTTCACGCGCCTCAAATAGGGCTTTCAGCGCTTCGTACAATTCATCGCGTTGTGGTTTGAATATTTCAGCAGATGCCATAAAACCACGATTGAAATACCTTTCGTGATTTGTGCCCACCCAATACCTGTTTTCATCCCATGATTTATTTAACTGTTCAAGAACTTCTTCAGGAGTAAATTTAATCTCGCTCATTGCTTTTGGTTTTTAATTGTTGTGTTATAGTATTCTATGAATGAAAGGACGGCTTGGTATGTGGTTTCGATTTTGGTGTCGGCTTTAATATCATCGCTTCCGTCGAAGTTTATACGGCAGGTATTTGCAAGCATAACTACTGTATACCCCATCGCCTCTATCTTCTCTACAACGGGCATTAAAGCGTTCCAGTCTTTGTGATATTTAAGATTTTTAACCTCTACGGTATCATAGTAATTGTAGTAGCGTGGCCCTGAACCCCGAAGATGACCTAATTGGGTACAATCATCAAAAAGTTGTCTACTTGTCATAAAAATATCAATAGCGATATTTCCGGCTTTCTTTTCTTCGCTCATAGTGGTAATCATTAATATAAGTCCTCGCTGCATAAAATCTGATCGGCATTGTTTTCGTCGTAAAAATTATGAATGATTTGTTTTTGAGCCAAAGCTATCCGAAAGGCTTCTTTACGGTTAACGTACCTATCCTCGCTTGTCATAAAGCCCTGGGCTGCACGATTAGCTAAATTCTTATTATACTTATCACCGAGCATTAATGAAGCATTGGTGATGCAGTTATGATGCCTGCGTCCACAAATAACTAAGCCTGTATGAATATTTTTAGCCTGATGTGGATATTCAATACCGTCATCGTAATGGATTGCTGAACAAATAATAAATTCAGGTCGCTTTAATTGTTTGTGATTTTCGCTTGTTAGATGTTCACCCCGCTCGTTTCCATCATCCGTTTCTTTAAACATTTTACCGTAGCTTTCCCCTGTTTGTTCACTTATAAACTTATCGGTATCGGCTTCCAGTTTTTCGAGGTCAAGTCCTTGTTTGATGGGATGGACGCGGTAAATACTCTCAAACTTAGATAAATCGTTAATAGAAACACCCCACGTATGTTCATTCCATTCATTTATTACAGAAGCGACCGAAACCAACTCCCCCTCATATTCCCCATCCCCTACAGCATTACCGGCTGTGTCGAGGCACAAAATGTCGTTGAATTTTCCGTTTTTGACTTGTATGTTCATGGCTGTGCTTCCTTCCAATTGGGTGATAAAACATAGGTGTCGGCATTAATCTGCACAATCATCCCTTTCCTATCTAATGACTGAATTGTACTTCTATGACAATACGCAGACAGTAACCCATCTTTAAATAGTGGGCACAACATACTATGGTTTTTATTTAACTTTACGCTATTTCGCTCATCCAAAAGATGGTCGATTAATTGCGCTTGAGGGGATGATAATTTTTTCATATCTTATCCTTTATTTTGTGTGAAGAGGTTAATCTTGTTCGGGTTCAAAATCTAAATCCTGTAAATCTGCATTAGCAAGATTGCCGATAAATGCGCTTAAATCTGCTTTTGTTACCTTGTGTGATTTTGGATACCCGTAATAATTACGATAGCAGTTTTTTAAGTCTTCTAATTCAAGGTCTGTTTCAATAGTTATTTTCATAATTCTATCTCCTTTAATGATCTGCCTGTGGGTTAATTATCCTGTGGATTTCGGGTCGTAAATGAAGCTCTAAGGCCACTACACGCTATATCCCTAAAGTTTCGCACCTCTGATAGTATTCTATCTTGGTCTTTAAAGCCTAAATCCGATTCATGTACGAAATCTTTAATCTTTTCGTAACTGTCGCTCATTTGATTAATGAAGTTGGTAAATTCTTTTTCTGTAATCATAATCTTACTTAATTTTTATCCAGTTATTTGCGATTCAATGGCAGGGTCGTTGGTTTCAATAATCTTAAAACAATACCGCCATCTATAATCTTTTTTGTGGTTAATTATATGCCGTTTTTCAGTGTGTGTTTGAACAGAACGAGCGTGATCTACTGCGAACATATTAATATAATATTCGTTCAATTTTGGACGCTGGTCTATAACGGTATAATTATAGCCCTTTATTGAAACTTCCTGTTTCGCCTTTACTGTTGTTGGATGTTGTGTCATTTTGAGTGGGGGTTAATCTTTAGTTATTTTTCCTATCAAATACCATAATCCTAATCCTGTCGCATAGAATAAGTAATAAAGAAGTGTATTTATTACGCCTGTTCTTATGTCCTTAGAAAGCATACAGACTCCAAGTCCGTTAGCCCACATTACCAATATTATTATGTCTGATTTTTTCATCTTCTTTCTCTTTATTCACCCCCTTTTGGTGAGGGGTGAGGGGTTAAAGGCTTCTTGTTAAAAA